TAAACGTCGATCCAGACAACGGTAAGTAAAATAACAATTGATCCATGTCAGGATCATACTCCTGCATGACCTCCATGATCTGATAGTTCATATAGTCTCTAACGCGGTGTGCTTGAGCCTCATGCTCCGCGCTTTGCAGTCCTAAAACCTGTGTCTTAACTGGTCCGCCTGACGGTAATAATTCTTTATACGCTTGCGCTTGGAACTGGGTAACCGATTCCATAATCAAAGGATGAGTAACACCAGAGGCTCCCTCAAAAGGAACCGCTCTCTCTATTTGCTTAACACCTAACTGATCTAGGCCATTGGTATATGCTTCTTCCCACTCGCTTCTTGAGACAAGGTCATCTTCATATGATCCCCTCAACTCAGAAGATAACTCTCCCAAATATCCTTCGTCTAAATATTCTGCTAAGTTCTCATCATGCTCAATCGCAACATCTACTTCTTGCCCCTCCATTCCAGACAAGGCTTGTATAAGAGCACTCCCATCTTCTCCTGGTGTTATCTCAGCTCCGCCCTCAAAAGTCTCTTCTTGAATGACTTCAATTTCTTGCCCCTCCATTTCAGGAGATGCTTGACCTTGCATAAAACCAGAATCAACAATTGATCCCATCGGTTGTGGTGGTAGTGCCATTAGTAGTACTCCCTTTTCTGAGGGTGATAATCTTCATCTAAGTCTTCGCCGTCAAGAGAAACAAATCCCCCCTGTCGGAATCTCATTATAGCTAACGTCATACTATCACAAAAGTCATCATGGTCTCCATTAGGAAATGACGCTACTTCTTCTATCACTTCGTCCGTAAACTTCTTGTCCGTTGGTGCCCATACTACACCAGCTTCGAACATTGGTGCAACCATGTGCATACGAGTTACCTTATCGTTACCTTTGCCGGGTGCAAATCCCAAAGCCGGAATGCCTCGAAGCCGCAACTCCTGTATCAAAGGAGTACCAGTTGCTTTTGCTTCTATCAATACCATATCAGGTTCCCAATACTCATGCTCATCAAACGCAATTTCTTTTAATTCTGGAAAATTCCAACGTCCTCGCTGGGCATCCAAAAGAATTATGTTGTCTGGTCCGCCTTCTTCTGGGTTGAATATACCCCAAGTTGTGATCGCTGAATAGTCCGCAGTTTCTTTTTTTGAAAATGCTGTGTCATATGCCTGTAAAATATACTTCAAAGGAGGTACTTTTTCTTTATCCCACGGCTGCCACCACTCTTTCTTCACAATCGCACCCTGTGAAGTAGTCGGTTGTTGCTGCCATTGCGCTGACCATTTAGCTACAGGAAGAGAAGCTTTGATCGATAGTAAAGCATCCTTCTCCCAAAACTCAGGCCATAAGGCGTTGTCTGATGGAAGTATCGCTGGAAACTCTACCACATCCCACTGATCAGACATAACATCTGACCCTTGTGCAGCGAGTAATCGGCCTGTCAAGTCTTTTTTCCCCCACCTCGTCATAACAATTATAATAGATCCACCAGGCTGAAGACGCTGTCGAGGACCAGAAGTGTACCATTCATACGCATGATCGAATGCAGTCTCACTTAAAGCATCTTGCTCCGAGTGTGGGTCATCAATAACAAATAAATCAGCACCACGACCTGTTACCGCAGCTCCTACACCCGCCGCAAAGTACTCACCACCAGCACTCGTCTGCCATTTACCAGCACCTTTGTTGTCTTCTTTAAGATGTGTGTCAGGAAAAACTTCTTTGTATTGCGGATCGTCAATTAAATCTCGTACCTTCCTACCAAAACGTACAGCAAGCTCCGTATTATGCGTAGCCTGAATAATCTTAAGCTTTGGATTACGGCCCAAGAACCATGCTGGCATGAGATAGGAGGCAAACTCTGACTTGGAATGACGAGGTGGCATGTTAATAATAAGCCTCTTTAGCTTACCTTGCGCCACTTGCTCTAGTTTTTCTGCAATAATCCTATGATGCCGACCCTCAATGAAGTTCTCGTACACATGATGTGCAAACGGCATGAAGTGTTCTTGCGCCTCGTCCCTAAGATCTAGGCGTTTCTTAGCCTCGGTGAGGGTTAGTATTTCTTTTAACGCCTCTTCGGGAAGAGCTTGTAAGTTCATTAGACTTCATCAGAGTTTAAGATATAAGGACTAATAGGTCCTACCGTCTGAGGTTGGTAGTACGATCCAGCAGTTGGACGACCGTAGGTAACTACTTCCTCTTCTTCCTCTTCCTCTTCTGTTACGCCCTCTTCTATCGGCACACATATGTACATGCCATTGATGAATTTCATAATGTAACCAGGAGGACAGTTGCCGTTCTCATCTGGTGGAGTAGTAACATCATCACTGTCTCCCTCTCCAGATCCAACGGGGGTAGTAACATCATCATCATCAGATCCATCGAATGGAGGTTGTACAGTCGTATCAATATACGGATTAGTGTTGGTAGTCTCCAAGTTGTTGGTTATAGGCGAAGAGGTAATATTACCGCCAGTAGTAACAGGGCCAGTACCAGTAGTATTAATGGTAGTACCAGAAGTAACAGGGCCACCCATTCTTATAATTGTCTCAGCGTCTGTAGCATCGTCTTTGATTATTGACTTGTTAACCCCTTGCTCAGGACCAAAAGGAGTAAGTACTTCATCGGCAAGAACAGCGTCTTCCAGTATTTGATTGTTTGTTCCAAATCCTTTGAACGGCTGTCGTAATATAGTAGGATCATTTATGACCTCACCTTCAAAAACGTAAGGTGCTACCGCTGTTTGGTTGTTGGGGTTTTCCATTGGTAGAATGTTTTGTGCTGAAACAACTTGATTGTTAGAGACTGGCATTAAATTATTTCCAGTATTTGATTCCAGAACCATGTCGTTCATTATGTTTTCAAGAGTGTTGGTGGCAGGAGTATTAATAGCCATCATCCGTGCAGCTTGCTCCTCGGTTAAAAGCCCTTGATCAATCAAAGCTTGGATTTCAGATTGTTTCTGAAGAAGAATTGGATCAACATTAGGTCCTCTTTGAGCAGCAGCTGGAGGAGTATAGTTAGTTCCTTGCTCATTGCTAGGTAAAACATTGACCGGAGCAGGAGTAATTGTAGTACCTTCAGGAGTGAAGATTGCATCTTGTTCTGGTGCCGATGGAACATTTCTTCCTGCTAAGATGTCACCCACTAATGGATTAGTATTACCAACCGGTGCGTTGTCAACAAAACCAGTTGCCGCTCCACCAGAAGGACCTAGTCCGCCAACAGGGTCAAATTCATTTCTTGTTTCCATATTAGGCGCGGTAGGAATGTTTCTACCCGCTAAAATTTCACTCACTAATGGATTGGATCCGCCTGTCGGCGCATTGTCAACAAAACCAGTTGCCGCTCCGCCAGCGGGACCTAGCCCACCAACAGGGTCAAGTCTTGTTTCTATATTAGGTGCAGTAGGTTGATTTCTCGCAGCTAGGATCTCGCTAACTAAAGGATTGGCTCCGCCTGTCGGTCCTACGTCAGCAAAACTAGGTCTCCCAAACGCAGCAGGACCTAGTCCGCCAGCAGGGTCGAATGCATTTCTTGTATCCATGCCTGGAGCCACAGGCTGATTTCTTCCCGCTAAAATTTCATTCACTAATGGATTGGCTTGACCCGTTGGACTCAGGTCTGGGAACGCAGCCCTCTGTGGTGCACCACCTGTTGAGTTATCTCTAGCCGCCGCCGCAGCTGCCGCCGCAGCTCTTTGATTTAAAATCTGATTAACTAATGCGTCATTACCCCGACTGGATGAATTTATTGCAAATGGATCTATATTGCCACTAGCATCTGCCGCTGCTTGAGGGAAAGCATTCGACACGACATTGGTGGGTGTAGCTCCCCGATTGTTTATGATTGAGTTTATGTTCGTGCTAGGTCCAGGTCCAACAGGTTGAGCTCGTGCCAATGAATCCCTGTACGCTTGTATCGCATTTGCAGTGTTAGCATTAGCACCGCCAAACATTCCTAGTGCCGCGCCGACCGCAGCTTGGTCCATCATCTCAGGACCTTTGGCTAAGTTGTACGATACGCCGCCACCTAAGTTTCTATTAAGAGCTATATCCGAAGCTACTTTTTCAACAAACCCTTCTTGAAACCCTTCTGCTCCCATGCCTTGCAAGGCTCCTTTTAGTCCTACTCCAATTCCTCGAGAGGCAGGAACTACTCTGTTGATGCCTTGAGTAAGATTCGAACCAACAGATTTCGGTATGACTTGACCAAGTCTTGTTGTTGCGTTTACAGGAATATTGCCTAAAGCTGAAAGGGCTTTTTGATTCGCATTCGATACCCCTCTGCCAATTCCAGTACTAAGTCTATTTGCAGTATTGGCTATACCTCTGACGGCAGGCCCAACAACAGGAGCGTTTCCAAGAGCCGTTGTAACTCTTCCTGCGGCACCTGTTGGAAGGATCTTAGCTCCTTTAAATATTCTGTCTGTAATTAATCCACTCGTTGCACCCACCAATAAGTCTTGCTGCATGGATTCATCGTTGACGGCTTTCTTCGTCATCTCTAATGCAATCTCTTTGTTGCCTGTTTGATCATAAAACTTAGCAAAAGTTGGATCAGCCTCTAAAGTACCTTCAGCAAGTAAAGCATCTAATGCAGCGTTCTTAGCGTCCCTAGACTCACCACCAAATGTCAATGCACCATACCCCATAGCTGCAGTAGGACTTTTAGTAGCCGCACTCGCCAAAAGTGCCCCAGCTAAACTAGGCGAAGCGTTTACAGCTTTGGATCCAAGTGCAGCAAAACCTCCACCGTCTTCCCCAAAGATAGGATTCATTAGTCTTTCTTTTTGCTCTGGAGTAAGATTGGCCTCAAATTTTCTATTAGCTAAATCTTTTAAATCCTCAGACGCTCGGTAGGCAGCTCCTCCTGACAACTGATTGCCCGAAGATCGATTAAGAATTTCAGAAATCCCACCCGCAGTACTACCAAGAAGTCGTGTCAACCCTTGATCTACATTAGATCCCACCGATCCATAGTTCACAGGTTGAAAATCTCCAACTTGCTGATAAGTCTGACCACTCGGCAATGTAACAGTCTTACTAGGTCCTCGCTCCATGCCTCCCGTAACGTCAAAGTCATATGCCCCACCTGGACCATAGACAGGATCGTTTTGTATCGCTGCATTATCATAATAGTTCGCACGAGTGAGCGGTGTACCAAGGACAGAATAAGGAGCCTTCATTGCCTCCTCTTTATCTGCAAGGGTCATCCCACGTCCCTCTTCAAAAACATAATCCCCACCACGGTTATTAGACAATCTAGAGTTGTAATCTGGACGATTCAAAAAGTAAGTCTGGCCTGTTTTGGGATCTATAGCTGAATAATCTGTAGGCGTGAACATCTTCTCGCCGTAATCTCTACTTCTTCCCGCCGCTTGATCTCTTAATGCCTTAAATTGTTGATCCTCGGTAATAGCATCCGCAACACCCGCGTCAGACGTTGTGTCATACAAAGTGCCAAACGCATCAGAGTATTGCTTCGGAGTACCGTCTGCATTTAATTCTCTTTTTCCTTGTCCAATAGCATCTAATTGTTTTGTGAGTCGATCCTTCTCTACTAGGTCCCCAATTGGGCCAGGAATATAGGGTGCAATATTATCTTGAAAAAAGTCATACCCTTTCCTTGCGTTGGCAAAAATACCTCCTCCGCCTGCTTCGTTCCTAGCTTTTTGCA